ATAAAACAGTAGAGAAGCCATTAAAAGATATATTTGATATTACAAATGACAATGGAGAGTTTGAAAAACATATAAAAGATATAATTTTTGAAAAGCCTAATTTAATACATATGTATGTTTATGGAAAAAACTCAAAAAAATTAGAATTTGCAGATATTGAAGATTTAAATGATGGTAAAGGTTTAGTTCTTATTGATTCTTCAAATACAGCAGTAGTTGGTGATGTTGTGCCTAATCTTGAAAAACAACAAGAATTGGTTGATTTTTATAAAAAACTATTAGAAGATATTAAAGCTGGTAATATAGGAAAAAATACTGTAACAACAGACCCTATCTTTGGAGACACAGTACGTACACCTTTTGAAAAATTTAAAATAGCACTTATGAACCAAATAGATGCAAGAGTTGCATTAAATAGAACTAATATTAAAAAACCTAAAGACCCTCTCAGTAATCTTCACACTAACGATTATGGTTTAGAAGTTATAAACTATACAGATGATGAAGTATTAAAATACGAAAAAGCAAAAAAAGATGCATTTAAAGCGTACATGTCTAAGTTAGGTGAGAAAGAATCTAAAGTTGCACAAAATCTAAAAAAAATTGAAGACTATCCAGAATCAATAAAAAAAGAAATTTTAGAAAATGAAGAAGTTTTATTACAAGAAGATGCAGATAAATTGTACGGAGAAATTACAGGTGAAGAACCAGAACTGTCTGCAGCTGTAAAAAAAGAAACTCCTATAGAACGTGCAACAAAACAAACAGATGACATGTTAATTAATATGCTTGGGGATGAAGGAATAGGAGCAGAACATCCTAATATTCAAGAAGCTGTAAATAAATATGTTTATGATGTTGATAAATCAAGTATAGAAAAAGCAATAGCAAGTCCTGATTATCCTGCATATAAAGCAGATTTACAAAGAGTATTAAAAAAAGAATTTCCTGATGGTAAAATACCTGTAACAAGAATAATTAATTATGCAGAAGCACAGGCTTTAAAAGAAAAACCTAAGAAAGTAAAATCTGTATTAGATATTGAAGATGTTGCTTTTGCAGGTAATGAAGCAGAAAGAGAATTAATTGCTAATCTAAATGGTGACTTAACATCTTTTAGTATAGACAATGTAAAAAAAGAAATGAACAAAGGTGGAGTACCAACAATGGCAAATAAAAATTTAGAATCCCAACAATTAGAACTATTTGGTGGACTGAAAGACCAAGGGGGTATGAAAGACCCTGCAACAGGTAATAAAGTTCCCATAGGTTCAACCAAAAAAGAGGTCAGAGATGACATACCTGCACAGTTAAGTGAAGGAGAATTTGTCTTACCTTCTGATGTAGTTAGGTATCACGGATTAGAAAAGATAATGGGTTTACGTGACCAAGCCAAGTCAGGTTTAAATAAGATGGAAGCAATGGGTCAGATGGGTAATTCTGATGAAGCTACTCTTCCAGATAATACACCTTTTATGGCTAATACAGGTGGAGTTGCAGGTGTAAACATACAAGACCCATCAGAATTGCAAAAAAAGCAATCCATATTTCAAACTAGAAGTCCTCAAGGGCAACAAGTACAAGCACCTACAGTACAAGCACCCACCGTGCAAACACCAACTGTGCAAACTCCCCCTACACCTCAAGAAACAAAACCGAGAACTTTTAAAGATACAATAGGAGCAAAATTTGGAGAAGTGCCTAAAACAGAGGATAGACAATACAAAAATCCTGAAACAGGTGAGGTAATGACGATAGCATTTGTAAATGGAGAACCTATAACTGCTATACCAGCAGGTTTTGTGCCGATTGAACAGGTAAAAGATGATAAACCTGATGTTGTTCAAGATGTGCTTGTTCCAACGACTCAAGTTACAAAAGAGGATAGAGATAGACCATCTGCATCACAGGTAGCAGGTACAGGTAGTTTTAGTTTAGGTAATTTAAATCTAGGTTCACTTGCAGGTGGAGCAATAGGTAGTATTTTTGGACCTTTTGGTAGTTTTATGGGTAGTCAAATAGGTGGACAGCTAGGGCAACAGGGTGAAGTTAAACCATTAACAGGAGATTTAGGGTATGGTAATTTATCTGCTGCAAAACAAGCTATGGGCAGTTATAAAATTCTTGGTGATGCAACAGCTACAGGAAGAGTAGGAACAGGTGTTGGTGATACAGACGTAAATACAAAAGGTATATTTAATAATAGTTTTTCTGTAGCAACAGATATTTCCGACTTATCTAAATATGGTGGAGCAATGAGAGATGAGAATGGTCATACAGTTTATAGAACGATTAATGAGCAGGTTAAATCACTCAAAGCTGCAGCTAAAACAGGATGGTTTGGTGGTCCTTTGAGTCCTATGGAATATCATGGGTTGACAAGTGATAATAAAATGAAGTATAATAACTATGCAACAGAAGCAGGTTTTAATGAACAAAATTATGGTACAGGTACAGGGCAGGAATTATACAATGAATTTACTAATAACTTACCTAAGTATAATATAAGTGGTGCAAATCAGCCTTTACCTACTAGTGTTAAAAATGATGATACTGGAGAAAGTGGAGATGGTTATTTAGTATCAAATGGTAAAGCACATAAAGGTACTTATGTGTATAACAAAACTTCAGGAGATATGCAGTTTGAAAAGGCTGATGGTTCAGGAACTATTATAGCTGTTAGTAAAGATGATGGAAGTCCTGCATTAGTAGGTGATTTAACAGGTTCAGGTTCTAAAACAGCACAAGAATTAGCTAAAAAACAAGCTGAAGAAAATAGAAAGGCTATAATAGCTGCTCAGATGAAAGAAGAAAAAAGAATAAGAGAAGAACAAGCAAATGAAAGAGAAGCTAGACAAGAAAGACAAAAAGCAAAAGATGAGTTTCGACAAGATTTAAAAGAGCAACGAAATCAAGGTAATATATCTGCTCAAATGAGAGGTGGAAAAGCAGGTGGTGATATGTTTAGAAAAGGTGGTCTAATGACTAAACCTAAAAAGAAAAAAGTTATGAAGCGTGGTGGATTGGCTTCAAGATAAATAATCCACATTTGTTGGCTACTCACACCCCATGATTGGCTACTATGACCCCAACGAAGGAGAAGAAAATGGCTGAAAATCTAGCTATGGTAAAGGAAGCAACACCTAAAAAAGTTGCATTTGTAAGTAAACCTTATTCAAGAGAAGAAAAAATAAAAAAGGATGAGGAAGAATTACAAAAACTAAAAGATGAGCAACAAGGTAAAACCGAAGAAAAGGAAGAAACTGAAGAAGAGAAACTTGAAAAGGAAGAACCTAAAAACGCTGAAGAAAAAACCTTTAAAAAGAGATATGGTGATTTAAGAAGACATACTCAACAAAAGGAAAGGGATTTACAAAAGCAGATAGATGAATTAAAAGTTCAACTAACTGATGCAACCCAAAAAGAAATGAAATTGCCTAAATCTGATGAAGATATAGAGCAATGGGCAAAAGATTATCCTGACGTTGCTGCGATTGTTGAAACAATAGCGATGAAAAAAGCTACAGAACAATCAAAAGTATTAGAAGAAAGGATTAAATCTATAGATGAATTAGGAGCAACGGCTGCTAGAGAAAAGGCTGAAGCTGAATTATTAAGAATACATCCTGATTTTTCAGATATACGAGATAGTGAAGATTTTCACGAATGGGCTGATGAACAGCCTAAATGGGTACAAGATGCTTTGTATGAAAATGATACAGATGCACGTTCAGCAGCAAGGGCAATAGATTTATATAAAACCGATAAAAATATTGGAAAAGAGGAAAAGCCTAAAACAAGCGATAAGGATGCTGCAAAAGTTGTGAAACCTAAATCTACTCGTTCTGAACCTCAAACAGATGATAGTAAATCATACTTAAAGGAGTCAGATGTACAGAAAATGTCTACACGAGAATATGAAAAACATTCTGATAAAATAATGGAAGCTATACGTAGTGGTAAGTTTATTTATGATTTATCAGGAAATGCAAGATAAAGTGTTGACAAACAAGAATTATTGTATATAACTATACAATAGGATTAATATAACCTTATATGTATCATATATATAACAACTTATATTAATCAACGTAGCAAATATGAAAAACTATTAGAATTACTCTATATAATAGAAGCCCAGTTTTATCCGTACAAATAGAATTGCACCTTTGACCAATAGACCTCAAATACAATTTAATATTTTGCATTTGTTAGTAGTAAAGGAAAAGGAGAAATATTATGGCGTTCCAAACTGCTGCCGGCTATGGCAATCTGCCCAATGGTAACTTTTCACCAGTTATCTATTCCAAGCAGGTTCAAGTAGCCTTTAGAAAAGGTTCTGTCGTTGAAGGCATAACCAATTCTGATTATTTTGGCGAAATCTCCAATATGGGTGATACCGTTAAAATTATCAAAGAACCGGAAATCACCGTCAAAGAGTATGCTCGTGGTACACAAATTTCACCACAAGACCTTGACGATGAGGACTTTTCTTTAGTTGTTGACAAAGCAAATTATTTTGCGTTTAAAGTTGACGATATTGAAGAAGCACATAGCCACGTAAACTTCCAACAGTTAGCATCCGACAGGGCTGCTTACAGATTGGCAGACCAGTATGACCAAGAAGTTCTTGGTTATCTATGTGGCTTTAAGCAATCTAGCTTGAGTTCAGTTGCAGGTACAGCAAATACTACCGTTTCAGGTACAAAAGCTGTTTCTACTGCTGGTTCAAACGAATTGCTTGGAAGTATGTTAGTTGATGCTAACGACTTTAATGGTGGTACAGCAAACAATTCTATTGTTGTAGTACCAAGAGGACACGGACAAGCTGTTGATACAACTACTGCAACAGCATCACCTATGTCTGTTGTTGCTCGTATGTCACGTAAATTAGACCAACAGTTTGTTGATAAAGACAATCGTTGGTTGGTAATTGACCCTGTTTTTGCTGAATTGCTTCAGGATGAAGATTCTCGTCTAATGCAAGGGGATTGGGTAACTGATTCAAATCAAATCAAAAACGGATTGATTATCAATAATATACATGGCTTTAAAGTGTATCAATCTAACAACCTACCATCTGTAGGAAATGGACCAACAGGAGCAACTTCTACAGGTTCATCACACTACGGAGTGATATGTGCAGGACACAATTCTGCTGTAGCTACTGCTGAACAAATCAACAAAACAGAGTCTTATAGAGACCCTGATTCTTTTGGTGATATTGTCAGAGGTATGCATTTGTATGGTCGAAAGATACTTAGACCTGAAGCACTATCTCGTGCTTTCTATGTATCTAAGATATAAGGGAGGATAACTAATGGCTACTTATGATATGACATCATCCGATACCACAGGGGTATCCTCTAACTCTATTGCGGCATTACCTTCTCAAACAGGTATGGGTGCAATGCGTATGATTCAGGCTTACTTGGACATTGATGCATTGGTCGCTGCAGGGTATTCAGGAAGCGATGGAGACATCTTTCAGCTTATTGAAATCCCAGCAGGAACACTCGTTCTATTTGCAGGTGCTGAAGTAGAGAAAGCGTTTACATCCAGTTGTACTTTAGACATGGACTTTGCCGCTGGCGATGACATGATTGACGGTGCAGACATCACTTCTACAGGATTCTGTGCTGAAGGTTCAAATGGACAGTCAAACGATGTAACTACAGGTGCGGCTTCATTGTTCACGCAATTTCAATCATCTACTGATACTATTGATTGTAAAATTGCAGGTGCTGCTCCTGCTACAGGAAGATTACGAGCATATGCTTGTGTAATCGACTGTAACGATGTTGGTGCATCAGGAAAAGCTGATACGGTTGATAGAGACCAATTAGCGTAACTTAATATATGAGGGTAGGCAAATAGCTTATCCTCATATAAACACATTTAAAATAATAGGGAGATATAAATGGCTGATGCAGTTACAAGTCAGACAATATTAGACACACCTTCAAAACTTGTAATGAAATTTACAAACACAAGTGATGGAACAGGAGAAAGTGCAGTTCAAAAGGTAGATGTAAGTGCCTTTACAGCAGGTCAAGGAGGACCTCATTCTGATACTTCTGCTGCTACTTGTAGTGAAGTAACAATAGATAAAATTTGGTTTAATAATAGTGGTATGACTGTCAAACTTCTTTGGGATGCTTCTTCAGATGTTGAAGCTATACACCTTAAAGATGGTGATGGTTATTATGATTTTAGTGATTTTGGTGGATTAAGAAATAATGCATCATCTCCAACAGGAGATATAATGTTTACAACAGTAAGTCACAGTAATACTGATTTCTATTGGGTTGTACTAGAAATGACTAAACTCTCTTAATATATAGAAAGTTTTAATACATGGCTGAATCTTATCTGACATTAACTAATAAAGTTATTGCACGTTTAAATGAAGTTGAATTAACCTCATCTAACTTTGGTAGTTCAAGAGGTATTCAAACGCAATGTAAACATGCCATTAATGAAGCTGTTCGTTATATTAATCAAAAAGAATTTAATTACCCTTTTAATAATACAACAGAAAGTAAGACTTTAACAACAGGTACAGTTCGCTACAGTTTACCTTCTAGCACAAAAACACTTGATTATAATACATTTAGATTAAAAAAAGATAGTGATTTATCAACAAGTGGTGGAAGATTAAGTATTCTTGACTACAATGAGTACATTAATAGTTTTATAACACAAGAAGATGATATAACAACTAATAATTTAAATGGTTCATTAAATGACTCAGCAACAACAGTTACAGTAGATAGCACTACTGGATTTGATTCTACAGGCACAATTCACATTGAAAATGAACAGATAACTTATACAGGTACTTCTTCAACAACATTTACAGGCTGTACAAGAGGTGCAAATTCAACAACTGCAGCATCACATTCTGATGATGTTCAAGTCGCACAATTTACAGGTGGTGGTATTCCTCAATATGTAGTAAGAACACCTGATAATGGATACTTATTATACCCTTTCCCTGACAAAGCATACACAGTAAAATTTGAATATTATACATTTCCTAGTGACATGTCTTCTCATAGTGATACAACAACAATACCTGATAGGTTTGCTCCTGTTATGATAGATGGTGCAACAGCTTTTGTGTATCAGTATAGAGGTGAGACACAACAATATCAATTAAATATGCAGAGATTTGAGCAGGGTATTAAAAATATGCAAACCTTGTTAGTTAATAGATTTAATTATGTTCGTTCTACTTATATACCTCGTTCTGGGTATGCAAATGTATTTGATAAAAATATAAGAGTTATGTAAATGCCTGACCAATCTCAGACATCACCTTTTAGTTTTTCATGTCAAGGTGGGTTAGTTTTAAATCAACCAACCTTTAATATGCAACCCGGACAGGCATTAGAACTACTAAATTTTGAACCTGATATTGACGGTGGTTACAGAAGAATAAGTGGGTTTAGAAAATATCTAAATCATATAGTTCCTCAAACATCTGCATCAACTGAAAAAGTATTAATGGTTGCTCAGTTTGCTAATAAGATTGTTGCAGCAAGAGGTACAAAAATATTTAGTTCAGCA